AGTTCACGCCTATCTGAAGTCTGTTGGGCGACGTTAGACAGATAATCTTGTGCGAATTCTACATCTAATATTGCTGGCAAAGCAGCGGCAAGTTGCCCGAAACCATCGATGATGGACATGCCAACTCCTTTTGCCCGTTGGGCGAACTCGCTGTAGTTATCAGGATTCGACAAAAAGGTTTCCAGAGTTTGTCTATCCTTTTGTCCAGCAGCTCTAGCTTTCTGGAGTTCATTCTGCCACTCATCACCAACATCTGTACGGGATAGAAGATCACTGATCTCAGGAAATTGTTTATCGAGGAACTGTTGGCGTTGTCCCTCCATTTGTTTTTTGATTGTGTCAGAAATATCTGTTCTAGCCGCAAGTGCTTGATCAAATTTTTCTTTGTTCGCCATCAACGCTGGAGAGGCGACTGGAAGTCCAATACCATAATTGCGGATATTCTTCCCAATTTCTTCTGCTCCGTCGTGGAATTGGAAGTACCCTTTATTAGAAGCCGTACGCAGACCGATTTCATTCATCGCCTGTTGGACTTCACCAACTGTGAAGGCTTCGCTTTCTCGAAGGGCTCCACTTGTATTAAGTTTTCTAGCGATGGATTCCGCAGTAGAAGAAAATTCAGACTGCGCGATTGCGTCAGACTTCTTCTGGAACGCCTCTTTCGCATCGATCTCTTTACCTTTGCCCATTACTCTGCCAGCAAAATTGACAATAGTCTGTCCAGCTGCGTCGAACATCTCTCCAGCTACATCGCCAAAATCATACTCAGTGCGAGCGAGCCTACGCGCATATCCATCAACGCTTGACTTAACATCGTCGTCTTCTTTTGCGAGAGTCTCAATCATCGAAGCGGCTTCGCCAATCCGCTTCAATTTATAATTCGGGACAGTATAGCCTTCCTGAGTTTTTAATTCTTGCTGTGCCCAATAGGCGTCCGCAAGACCAACTCCAGCATTTTTGGACTGCTTGATTGCGTCCTTCAGTGGAAGTTTAGTTGCAAGATCACTGGCGATAATTTGTGTTTTGCCATCTTCACCCGTTACTTTTGCAAATGGGATTTCATTATTGCGGATTTTTGATCTGAGTACATCGTCGTAACTTCTAGACAATGCTTCTTCAGCAGCTACTCGATACTCTTCTCCAGAGGCTTTAAAAGATTCTACTGCATCTGGATTGTCCGCAAGCGTTTGTTTGAATGCGCGATATTTAGTTACCGCTTCCCAATCTGGTGATGAAGTGGGGAGAGTATTTTCAGCGTCTTTAAGTTGTTCATCAATTGAGACAGGCTTTGTCTGAAACAGAGCTTGTTTCGCTAGTTCATCTTCTGGATCAATTTGTCCAGTTTTCTTAACTGACTCATACAGACCCTCCCTAATTTCATTCTCTACAGTCTCGTCGTATGTTCCGTTGTCTAGATTAGTTGAACGGAGGTAGTCCGCATATTCCTTACGGCTCTCGACTGGATCTGCGATTTGATTACCCTCTGACCATTGTGAATAGGGGAGGAGTTCTTGTTGGGGTTTCTCACTCAGGAGAAAGTCAAACTGTGACATATGTGTATTAGTTAGTTGTTATTCTTCAAACAGAGATTTTGTTGACGTTGTAGTAGATGGGAAATATGTTTTGCGTTTACGAGACAGTGCCCTAAATGCGTACTTATAGATTTCTTCAGGCGGGACTGCATCAAGTTGTTCAGGATTAGACTGCAATGATGGGTTAAGATCAAGCATCATTTCCTTCAATTGGATTACTTGAATTGGATTAAATTGCGGAGTCGCCCCAACTTTTTCTGGAGCAGTTCCAGATTTGATCGCAGCAATAAATGCGTCGTCGCCCAATTCTTTTGGAGCCATCGAGCGGAGAGCGGATTCATGTCCTTTAAGGATATCAAGATCAATTTTGCGAAGTTGTGTTTGTTGCTCCGCCTGAAGTTTTTGGAAGGCGGCATTTTTGGAAAGCTCTTCTTCCTTTTTCTTTTCTGTGCCGATAGCTGTGGCAGAGTCAAAGAATTGCTTTGCAGATCCAGAATCGACGTTACCGCCGAACAATGCCTTAACTGCTTCCGGTTGCCCCAATTGTGTGAGGTTCGCCGCAAGAGCATTTCGTTGTGATTCCTGTTGGTCCTTAACAGTAATCGCAGAGGAAGCAGCGTTGAAGATATTGTTGATCGCAGGATTGGCAAGTGTGGCCGCACCAAATTCTGTTCGGGCTTTCTCAAGCTCTGTAACCCTCGTCACAGGATCTTTAGTCTGATCGTTCAGGATTCCCGTTATGCGTTCGGAGATCTTAGGATAAAGGTTCTCAGCCTCGATTTGCTGACGAGTCTCGCGTTTAGCTGCCTCTAATTGAAGTCTTGTTTTTTCAAATTCCAATTCTTGGATTCGGTTTCTTGAGTCTTTATTGACCAATGATTTCATGGTCAAAAAACGCTGATAGTCACTGCCGACTGGAACGCTTCCAGAATAAAAATTACCGCCACGCATCGGGGCGATATCAGATTCATATGAAAATTCAGCCATGGTGATTCTTTAAAATTATTGATTGATTTCGCGACGCCTCTCTTGCGCGGCATTAAACAGCAATCTTTTTGTAATATCATATTGCCGCTGTTCCGTACTGGCTGGAGAAATTCTCCGTGAATTGGGATTAACTGGAGCATCGGGACGCCCACCAAAAGCCTTATTAGCTATATTTCCAGCTAATATCGTGTCTGCACGTTCGCCGCGTTTAATAGCGGAAAAATTTGCTCGATCCCTTTGCTTTTTCTCTTCCTCTGCTTTTCTCTCAGCTTCTCTTTTAGCATCTTCTTCTCTCTTCTTCGCATCCGACTCCATTTGTGGGGCAGTTGTTTGGAGTTTACTACGCTCTGAAGCAGCCGCTTGATCAAAATACGATCCAGTAGGCAGCGGTGGAAACGGCTTAAATTCAGTGGCTGGAGCAGGTAAAGCTGGTGCAGTCGCGGATGGTGTAGTCGCGGATGGTGTAGTCGCGGATGGTGTAGGTGTGCCGCGCTGTGATGGTTTTACAGGCAGTGTCCTCTTTAAGAAATCAGCTAATAATGGGTCAAGTGTAGTGTCTTGATTGTAGCTTGTTGGTGTGCCGTTAGCCATGACGCAACTCTAAATTAAATCGAAACAAGTGTCAACACACTATCACCACAAGTATTTACAAGCCCAATGGCGAGCGGTCGTTTTGTCGTTTGCCGTCTGGCAATTGTGGCGCGAACGGAAATTGGCCCGCCTTTTGGGGTCTTTGTGTTGGGTGAAATCTTCGTAGCCTCTCGCGCCAAACGAAACCTTTTTGACTTTATCACCTTCCTTACCCAAAACCACGAACTTCTTTGGCGAGCCAGCAGGTGCTTTCTTCGGCTTATTGAATCCAGCGTACTTCTCTCCCATATACTGGATTTGACCGGACGGTAATCGTTTGAAACGTTTGTTTGCCACAGACAGATTTTAACAGAAGGAAAAAAATTGTCAACGCTACGAATTTCCTTAAGCGTCAATGATTTTCTCACCCCCTATATATAAAAGTGTTTTCTATTACTGTAATTCATTAAGCCCCACTTAATGAATTCCATCATTTCAAAAGACTTTTTACTTTGGCTAAATTGAAAATTTAAACGGTCGTTTGGATTTAGTCGATTGAGTCCACCGCCAAAGCTTGCCTGAGCCCTGAAATCGTAACCTGTCTCCTGAATCCTGTACCCGCATCATCGTTCGGTGGCTCGACTGCCACTAGACCTAATCGCTGACGGGCACAGTCCAGCGCGAGAAAGGCTGCGTCCGCTAAGTCAGGCGACCTCCCGAAACGGGATTTGAACTCTGGCTTCGATTCGATCTTCACTTTGAGGGAACCGCCTTTGACCAGATCGTAGTTTCGGGCGCAGATCTCCTGTGCCAGATCGGCAGAGATTCCAAACACCTGTTTAGTCCGCATCAGTTCCTTGCCCACGAACCAGAGTTCGGATACACGGTTCACGTAGAGTTCTTCGCCCGTCAGCCTACTGTTTGCACTGACCCGCTTGTCGGAGGGCTTTCCGCCGAAACTCACACGGAAGATCGATGGCGACCACTCGCCAGCCAGAACGTCACAGAACGGTGCGCCAGCACCAGTGGCATCGACCGCCACATTCTCTGGCAGGATGCCCTTGCGGACGCAGTGGTCCTTGATCTGGCGCACGATCTGGTACGTACGTGGAACCGCCTTATTAGTGGCGTCATCGTTCAAGTGGATCGCCTCGTCGAATTCCAGTACGTAGTGACCCCCCTTATTATATCCGACTTTGGCTGTGTAGAGGATCGTCCTGTCTCCGCCGTTTGTGAACGCCGGATCTAGTCCCGCCACTAATAGTGGCTTCGCAGCCCACTCGACTTTGCTCATCGACTTGCTGGACGCGATCTCCGACTCGCTGTAGATTCCCTGTGTTTCGTCGCTGTCAAAGAACACAGCCCGTACCATCCGCATGTAGCCTCTGGACTCCTGTCCTAAAAGGGCTCTGTCTTCCGCCAGCTTTTCCTCAGTAGGAAGCCATGGATAGAGGGTCTCGCCAGCTAGAATGTTGGGCGAGCGTTCGCCGTCTAGCCTCAAATAGTGGCCATTCCATTTCGTGTTCCAACTATCTGCTGTATTAGTATCTACAGACTCCCAACCATTTTTCGGCTCCGCCCATACGCCAAACGCGTCGAAACGACTGTTGGGGTTGGACATCCCGATCATCTGGAGGAACGGGTTTTTCGACAAGTTTGTCAGACCTGCATGGAGAATAGCCTCCGACAATTCGGAAAGCTCATCCGCAATCACGATGACCCGCTTCTGCTTGATACCGATGAACTTGCCCACAGCTTCGCGAGTCTTGCTCTTTTCAGCAGCGATCAGCATTAGGCCCGCCCGTTCGATCAGATCCCCGTTCTCGTTGATGTAGGCTACGCTCCCGATTGAATCCCGAATCTTGCACGGTGCTTCCTGAATCACAGTCAGTAGCGAGATGACAGAACCCCAAATACGGCGTCTGGCTTCTCGTAGTGTCGTACTGGTCATCATGACCAGCGTGTCCTGTGGCTCCGACAACCAGTTGATGATGCCCCACGCTGCCATCGTGTGGGACTTACCGGAACTAGCGGAACCGCCGATTGCCAGATATTTATTGCGTATCGCTGCGCGGATCATTTCTTCCGCCCACGGATGCCGAATCATCAGAGGTTCAGGCATTTCGGGATTATTCCAGAGTTCGTCACAACATCTCCAGAAATAAAATTCCTTCGCTTTCGGGCTTGTGTGGTTGGCAAACCCGTACAAAAGTGCTGTAATTAAGTTAGTGGGTGGGATCAAAAGACCGCCGACATCCATCTTCTTTGTTGTCGGATCGATTCGTGGCTCCAACAATTTTTTATTTTTTTCTGCTGTAGTACTCATTTTTTACTTGCGCGAGCATCTTACGTGTTATAAACAACTCGTCAACAACCAATGAACGACGATTCAGAGACAGAAAATCTGGTGCTTGAAAGGGCATTAGAGATGTACGCTAAAGACTACAAGATCAAGACTATTGCCAAAGAACTCAATGTCCACGCTGGCACAATCCGCCGCTGGTTCAAGAAGGCTGGCATCCCCGCTAAAAAGAATGGCTTTGCAAGACCCAAACAAAAGCCTGTTGCTGATGTTTACACTGACCAGCTCGCAGTAGATCTTAACGATAATCTTGATGACTACACAGAAGACGCGATCCGACTTGCCAAACACGATGCCCGTATTGCGGAAGACTCCGCGATGATGGACATCGCGGAAGCGCAGTCAACTCCAGCTGACAAATATCAGCATTACATTGCCGCCGCTGGAATTAAGCTATTGCGCGACTCTATGAAAAATCTCAAAGGCCCACGTACAGTACGTGAGCTTTCAGAACTAGACCAGTTAATACGCCGCAATTTGGGACTTAACTCGAAGAGCGGAGGAGGTCAAAGTAAAATGCACATTGACATTTCCATTCTGAATAATTCAAAAGCAGATCGTGGAAATGGCACTGTCAATAAAATGAAACCAACCATAATCGATGTAGAATCCTAATATGTTTAAGAACGTAATCCCTGAGTTTAATCCGACTTCTTTAGTAAAGAAAAATCTTCCAAGAAATGATTTCACGTTTGACGTGAAACAACTAGCTGGACTGTTCTACAGAACATTTCCATGCACGGCAAAAGAAATATTCTTTCTACAAACACTTTCTAAAGGTAGTACTATTCATGTGCCTGAAAACGGAGACGGTGTTTTAGTTCGAGCAGACATCATTGATAATTTAAATCGCTAATGGATAGACGTTTCAACAAAGAAAATCAAAGTTTGATTTTAGCTTTAGTCTCGCATGAGTTTTCTTGCGAGCCTGAAACTCTATTTAGTCGAGATAGATCAGCTAGAGTTTCGAATGCACGTCATGTGGCGATGTCACTTATGAAGATTCTGATGGATTGTACTTTGGCAGAAATAGCAATCCTGTTTAATCGGGACCATTCTACTGTGATCCACGCCAAACGAAAAGTAGATATCAATAAAAAACTTCAAGAGGCCGCTCTTAGAGTAGCTAAAAAATATAAATCAGAAACTGAAGATGAAATGAAATGATTATCGGCATCGACAACGGACTCGACGGCGGGCTGTGTGCTATATCGGCGCACGATGG